ATGGCAAAGAAGGAAGATACGACAGACCAGGTAGCATCTAATGAGGGCAAAATGAAAGCCCTTCAGGCTGCAATGTCAAAAATAGAGAAAGATTTTGGAAAAGGCTCCATCATGCGTATGGGCGACGAACATGTGGAAGACGTGGACGTAATACCCACCGGAAGCATCGCACTGGATGAGGCTCTGGGAGTGGGCGGCTATCCAAGAGGCCGAATCATAGAGATATTCGGCCCGGAAAGTTCGGGTAAGACAACCTTGGCCATACATGCCATTGCCGAGGCGCAGAAGCTGGGGGGCATAGCTGCCTTCATTGATGCTGAGCACGCTTTCGACAGGTTTTATGCGGCTAAACTGGGAGTAGACGTAGACAATCTCTGGATTTCGCAGCCCGACAATGGCGAGCAGGCCCTGGAGATTGCCGACCAGCTGATACGCTCTAGTGCTATCGACATCCTGGTGATTGACTCTGTGGCTGCCCTTACGCCTAAGAAGGAGATTGAGGGCGACATGGGCGACAGCAACGTGGGCTTGCAGGCCCGACTGATGAGCCAGGCACTGCGTAAGATGACGGGTACTATCAGCAAGACAAAGACAACCTGCATATTCATCAATCAGTTGCGTGAGAAGATAGGCGTGAGCTTCGGTAACCCTGAAACAACCACGGGTGGAAACGCCTTGAAGTTTTATGCCTCGGTGCGAATAGACATCAGGAAGAGCACGCCCATTAAGGATGGCGACACTGTGCTAGGTAACTTGACACGTGTGAGAGTGGTGAAGAATAAGGTGGCACCTCCTTTCCGTAAGGCTGAGTTCGACATTATGTATGGCGAAGGCATATCGCACACTGGCGAAGTGCTCGACCTGGGTGTTGAGCTCAACATCGTGCAAAAGAGCGGAAGCTGGTTCTCGTATAACGGAACCAAGCTGGGACAGGGCCGAGACAGTGCCAAAGCGATGCTGAAAGATAATCCCGAGGTGAGCGAGGAGATAGAAGGACTGATACGCAAGGCCCTTGCTGATAAGCATGAAGAGTGACAATTGACACGCACTGAGAAGAGGGCACGACGTATAAGAAGGGTGGTGGCTGTTGGGTCGCCACCCTTTTCGTATCTTTATGTCCGACAAAGAGACCGTCGCTTCTGCCATTTACCTACAGTCGTGTGACATCCTGTCATACTGAAGAAGTGCTGTATCAAAAGCGGATAGGCTTTGGCACAACATTTGTTATAAACAGCACGGGCGTTGAACCCACATAACTTAGAATAATAACAAATAAAAAATATACAACTATGGGAAAGATTATTGGAATCGACTTAGGAACAACAAACAGCTGTGTTGCCGTATTTGAAGGCAACGAACCAGTTGTAATCGCTAATAGTGAAGGCAAACGCACCACACCGTCTGTCGTTGGCTTCGTTGAAGGAGGCGAACGTAAGATTGGTGATCCGGCTAAGCGTCAAGCTATCACGAACCCTAAAAATACAGTATACTCCATCAAGCGCTTCATGGGTGAGACCTATGATCAGTGCAAGAAGGAAATAGACCGTGTGCCTTACAGCGTGGTGAACGAAGGAGGATTCCCACGTGTGGAGATTGAAGGCCGCAAGTATACTCCGCAGGAAATATCAGCCATGATTCTTCAGAAAATGAAGAAGACGGCTGAGGACTATCTGGGTCAGGAGGTGACAGATGCCGTGATTACTGTTCCGGCTTACTTCTCTGATTCACAGCGCCAGGCTACAAAAGAGGCTGGTACCATCGCCGGACTGAATGTTCGCCGTATCGTGAACGAGCCTACTGCCGCAGCTTTGGCCTATGGCGTAGACAAGCAGAATAAGGATATGAAGATTGCCGTGTTCGACCTTGGTGGCGGTACGTTCGATATCTCAATCCTTGACTTCGGTGGCGGCGTGTTTGAGGTGCTCTCTACCAATGGCGATACACACCTTGGTGGTGATGACTTCGATCAGGTTATTATCAACTGGTTGGTAGACGGCTTCAAGCAGGAGAATGGCATCGACCTGAGCAAGGATCCAATGGCCATGCAACGTCTGAAGGAGGCTGCCGAGAAGGCTAAGATAGAGTTGTCTAGCTCAACGACAACAGAGATTAACCTGCCTTACATCACAGCTGAAGGCGGTGTGCCAAAGCACTTGGTGAAGACACTCAGCCGTGCACAGTTTGAGCAGCTCGCTCATGACCTCATCCAGGCTTGTCTGATTCCTTGCCAGAACGCATTGCGCGATGCTAAGTTGCAGCCGTCTGACATTGACGAGGTGATTCTTGTAGGTGGTAGCTCTCGTATACCTGCCGTACAGACTCTCGTTAAGAACTTCTTCGGCAAAGAGCCTTCTAAGGGCGTTAACCCCGATGAGGTGGTTGCTGTAGGTGCTGCTATTCAGGGCGCTATTCTGAACAAGGAAAGTGGTGTAGGCGACATCGTATTGCTCGATGTGACACCTCTGACGCTCGGTATCGAGACTATGGGCGGCGTGATGACAAAGCTGATAGATGCCAACACAACCATTCCTTGCAAGAAGAGTGAGGTGTTCTCTACAGCTGCCGACAACCAAACGGAGGTTACCATACACGTGCTGCAGGGTGAGCGTCCAATGGCTGCACAAAACAAGAGCATCGGTCAGTTTAACCTTACCGGTATAGCACCGGCCCGTCGTGGCGTGCCTCAGATAGAGGTGACATTTGATATTGATGCCAACGGTATACTGAACGTGAGCGCCAAGGATAAGGCTACAGGCAAGGAACAGAGTATTCGCATCGAGGCATCAAGTGGCTTGAGCGACGATGAAATCAAGCGTATGAAAGCTGAGGCCGAGCAGAATGCTGAGAATGATAAGAAAGAGCGTGAGCGCGTGGATAAGCTGAATCAGGCAGACTCCATGATCTTCACTACCGAGAACTTCCTGAAAGACAACGGTGACAAGATACCGGCCGACAAGAAACCAGGTATCGAGGATGCACTCAACAAGTTGAAGGAGGCTCATAAGAGTGGTGATGTTACTGCCATTGACAATGCCATCAACAATCTTAACGCCGTGATGCAGGCTGCCAGCCAGCAGATGTATCAAGGTGCCGCAGGCCAGCAGGCTGGCCCTGGCGCACAAGGCGGTGCACAGGCTGGTGCTCAGCAGAATGCAGGGACTGGCTCTCAGAGCAGCAATCAGGATGATAATATCCAGGATGCAGACTTCGAGGAGGTTAAATGAACAAGGTAACTGATTATCAGATGGTTACAGACGTGATGTTTTTATGACATTATCAAGCAAACGTCTGATATTCAGTGACTTACATGAGACTTCATGATTAAGCTTGGAAGACTTTGAAACATATAAAGTAGAAAAGCATTGATTTCGATATCAAATAGTATTGAAACCGTATCACAACGGCGTGTAACTCAACGAGTTACACGCCGTTTTCCGTTTATATGCCCGTGTTTTCTTATCAATATTTCTGACACAGTCTGAGCGTTTTAATAACACGCCTTTTGCGACGTGGCGAAAATGTGGAATGACTTGACTAAATTTGGCACAAAATGGCCGAAATGACAAAAGTTCGCGATGAGATGACAACAGATGAATACTTTTCAGCTATTTGAACCCCTAACGACTGTAGGCAGTGCCTTACTAAGAAGCATCATCACCATCAATGATAAATTTTTAAGAAAACATGGTAAAATTAAAGTTGAACATGGAGCGCACATGCCAGGTATGTGGCGCATCCTTCCGACCAGCAACACTGGAGAGTTTTTATTGCTCACCGCAGTGCTCAAAGGTTGCCTGGAATCGTAAGAAGTATGAGGAGAGAACCAAGGAGATGCGTGAACATCTTAAGAAACTTGGTGAGACGAGCACCTCCTTCCTTTCGATTACCCAAATCATCGAGACGTATGGTGTTTCCCGAAGCAGTATCTATCGATGGATGAGAAAGGGGGAGCTTCCTTATGTCATCGTCGGTAAGAAGAGCTATCGCGTTAGAAAGACCGATCTGGAGGAGAAACTCTTTCCTGTGAGAGAGTCTCAATCCCCTAAAGGCCCAAGACTCTACAATATGGAGCCGGAGGCTTGCTACACTATTGGCGAGATATGCAAGAAGTACAAACTTGATGACAGCAGTGTGTGGGCGCATATCCGCAAGTATTCCATCCCGACCCGACAGGTTGGTCCTCATGTTTATGCTCCTAAGGAGGATATTGACCAGATCTACGGAAAGAAATAATCTAAAAGCATAAAGATATGGATTACACTCAACCCCAACCCGTAGTCACCGTGCGTCTCAAACGCTCGGCGAGCAAGAATCCCAAGAAGGAGTCATGGAATCTTATTCTGGAAATCACCAATGTGATACACGGCGGCAAGTACATCACAAAAACAGAATCTGTCCATCGTACAATTACCACTCCCATCTGGGACAAGAGCCAGAAAACGAATCGTGGCAACTATCTGCCTAAGCGAAATGCCAATGGCGTTATTCTCTGCGAGTCAGAGATTGACCAGGAAGCCTGTGTCTATGCAGACAAGATGCGCCAGATGCGCCAGCATGAATACGACTTGACCATCCTCTATGATGGTTATAAGGAAGAACTTGAAGAGAAGGAGGCCAAGCAAAGAACTGATGTGGTTTCCTACTTCTGTCATGTTGCTAAGAACCGTCATCCCAACGATGAGAATGCACAATACAACTGGACGATAGCGGCTGAAAAACTGGAGCGATATCTGAAAGGCCGGAGAATCTGCTTTGAAGACATCAACATGCAGTTTATCAATGACTATCGTTCCTTTTTGCTGAACTTGCATAATGGTCTGTACACGCGCGACAAGGACATTACCGTATCTACTACTACCGCTTCCCGGTATTTCATGTTCTTCCGTGCTGTTCTCCATCAGGCATATAACGAGGGCTATCTTGACATGGACTTATCCGCAAGAACGACAGCCATACCCAAGGAGCAGACTATGCGTGAAGCCTTCACCGCAGAGGAGATCGAAGCTTTGGCAGCTGCTCCATGCAATGACCCAGTCCTAAAACGTGCTGCGCTTTTCTCTTGCCTCACTGGCTTGAGACTTGGTGACATCCGAAAGATTTACTGGAGTCAAATCGTCAACGTGAACGGATCTTGGCAAATCAACTTCGTTCAAGGCAAGACTGGCCTGACAGATTACCTTCCTATTTCTACACAGGCTTTTGAAGTGTGTGGAGTTCCCAAGGATGGAGACGAGCAGATCTTTCCGGGTATTAAGCAAACCGCCTATTTCAAGAACACGCTGAACAAGTGGCTGAAAAAGGCAGGCATTACCAGACACATGACTTTCCATTGCTTCCGCCATACATTCGCAACGCTACAGTTGGAGTGCGGAACCGACATCTATACCATCAAGTCCATGCTGGGTCACACCAGTGTGAACACGACCATGGTTTACAGCCATATCGTGGATGACCGCAAGCGCAAAGCAGTGGAAGGACTTGTCATTGATGATCTCGAAATTAACGATTAATACTTTGTACTATGAGCAAAAAGAAAGAAACCAGCAACGGCAAGGCTGTTATCAATGTGCGCAAAATCAGTGGAAAGGAGGAATGGTATCTTGTCCTTAATATCAATCATCTCAAGGGTGATGATCGTTCTGCGATGAAGAAAGAAGAGTATTTGGATATGAAGATCACGACTCCCTTGTTCGACAAGACAGCTCCACCTATACGAGTTTTCAAAGATGGCACGAAGCAATATTCTCCAATTCGTGACTCACGCGGTGTTATCATCTGCACGTCCTATGAGGACCAAAAGAAGTGCAATGCTGCGGAAAAGATTCGTAAGGAACGCCAGAAGGAACTTGACCGCATCGTTTTCGCTTCACCGGAAGAGCAGAAACTGATCGCACAGATCCAGCACAGTGAGGATGACTTCATTGCTTACTTCGATGATGTAATTTACCGTCTTCACCCTAAGTCTTCAAGAAATACCTTGGGCAATTGGAAGCAGACACTTGGCTACTTGAAAGAGTTCAACGGCCGTGGTCCTCTGCCTTTCAAGAACCTATCCGTGAAGTTCTGCAATGATTTCCGCTCTTTCGTCCTGAGCAGGCCGGCACGTCGGCCAGGGTTCGAAGGTACTATCTCTCAGGCTGCAGCTGCTACGTTCTTCAGCATTTTCAAGGCTGCATTGAAGCAGGCGTTTGTAGAAGACTATCTGCGAGTCAACTTAGGTGCTTTGGCAAAAGGCATTAAAGCCCCTCGTGCTAAACGAGAGATTCTCGACAAAGATGAACTTCGCAAACTTGCCAGCACGCCATGCCCCAACAAATGGGTGAAACGCGCTGCGCTGTTCACAGCATTTACGGGGCTGAGACATTCGGATGTCAAGAAGATAAAATGGTCGCAACTTATAAAGACCTCGGCTGGCTGGCGTTTGGACCTTAAGCAGGAGAAGACCACTGTACCATTGTATCTCCCTCTATCCGATCAAGCCTATTCCCTGTGTGGCGAGCCGGGTAAACCTGCTGACCATGTGTTTGCCAAGTGCCCGGAAATCAACAATACCAACAAGATCATCCACAAGTGGGTAGCTGCTGCGGGCATAGAGCGCCGCATCACTTATCACTGCTTCCGCCACACTTTTGCGACCTTGCTCCTGCAGCAGGGGACGGACCTGATGACCATCAAGTCCATGCTTGGACATACCCGTGTGACCACGACTGAGATATATGCGCATATCGTCGATGAGTCAAAGAACAAGGCTGCCAATGCCATCAAGATCAACAATCTAAAATCCAAGAGAAATGGCAACAGAACAGACAAATCAAATTAGCCAGCTCCAAGAGGAGGTTGCCCAGTTAAGAGCCACTTTGCAGGAGGTCTTGGCAAGAGTTAAGGACATCCAAATCTACCAATGGCATGGTAATGACCATTGGCTGAGCGTTGAGGATCTTTGTGAATATATCCCCAGTCACCCAGCCAAGCAGACCGTTTATGGATGGTTATGCCGGTATGACATTCCTGCCTATCGTATTCCTGGTATGAACAAGAATTTGATGTTTTTGCAGTCTGAAATTGATGAATGGCTGCTGAAAAACAGAGTCAAGACATCAAAAAGCCTTGATGGCAAACCATAATTCTAGGTGCTGATCCATCAGCGAAACGTCATTAGTCAAGGTCTCATAAGATTCTATACTGCTTATTGTCAGATAGTTAGTCTTATGAGACCTTTTTTTATTTGCCAGTCTGAGCAATAAGATGTTTAGTTGAATTTCCCATTGTACCTATTGCACATTTTGCACATTCATTACCGTTTAAGGTGAGTGATTTAGAACAAAGGTGATAACTATATATTATCACCTCTGTAACATGGTCGTTATCAAATCCTAACATTATCTTTGCATCGAGATAACATACTTTTCAAAACTCAAACATATGGTTACAGAAAACAAACAAATCCCAGACAATGAGGTTCGATTTGAGGATATGCCAGCCATGTTGCTTAAGTTGTCCGAACGTGTTAAGAAGATGTCGGAGCATATTATCTCTATTAGTTCAGAAATGGGGAAATTGCAAGGGAACAAGAAAGAGTGGCTCACATTGGACATGCTCATCGAGTATCTCCCTAATCATCCTGCAAAGCAAACTGTCTATGGATGGATGGCTCAGAATGCTATTCCTCATTACAAGACTGAGAAGTTCATAGTCTTTCTCAAGTCGGATATTGATGAATGGCTGAGTTACCGCCCGCGTGTGCCTAATTGGTGGCATGAAAGAGAGAAATTCCTTAAGCTGCCAGGAGGAACCAAATGATGGGCAAAGGTACAAAGAACTCTCTTCTCAAGACATTTCCCAAAAAGTTGCAAAAACTTGTCAAGCAGATTGTATGGCAGGAGAACTACAACGAAGAGTATCTTCTTGTGTCCATGCTCTCTGCCGCTGCAAGTGCAGCCGGTAACTCAGCGCGTATATGCATCAAGGGTGAGTGGACGACCTGCGCATCATTATATATGATACTTGTCGGCAACCCAGGGCAGGGTAAGACACCTCCCTTGGATTTCGCTTATGCGCCTATCCGGAAGCGGGATGAAGACTTGCGTCAGCAGTACCTGGCAACGATTGAAAAGAAGTCTTCAAATAAGAAGAATTCATCTCCGTCAACCGTCCTTTCTTTGTCAAGAACTATCGTCTCGGACTTTACGCCTGAGGCGTTGCTCCTGGCGCATGATGCCAATCCACGGGGTATCGCTATCTACGTTGATGAGATCATGGGTATGTTCAATTCTGTGAATCAATACTGCAAAGGGCAGCTTATAGAACAGTTGCTTACCGCGTACAGTGGAAATCCGCTTGATGTCATGCGGGTGAGTATGGAAAGACCCATTCATATCGGCCATCCATGCATTAACATAGCTGGTACCACCCAAACGGCCCGCATTAAGGAATTGTTCTACAAGGGGTTTCAGCAGAACGGCTTGCTTGACCGATTCCTTCTGAGCTATCCTGTCGATACGACAATATCCTTATGGAATCGCAAAGGAGGCAGAAAAAAAGAAGTCTCGGTCATGCGGCAATGGGAGGACATCATGGAGAAGATACTCCAACTTCCATTTCCCCCCAAGGAACCTTGCTCGCAAATACTCCATTTCTCAGCTGCTGCACGAAAAGAATATTTCGACTGGCACGACAACGGTGTCAGAATTTTGTCCGAAAGCAATATACCAGAGCGGGAACAAGGACGTATGATGAAGGCTCACCTGCATGTAGCGCGTATAGCGCTTTGTATCCAGATTCTCAAATGGGCGTGCGGCGAAGGAAAACTTGATGCTATAGACGTAGAGTCCGTGAGGTCTGCTATCAGAATAAGCAATTATTTTGATGACTGTTACCAGCGGATATCTGTTTACGTTAAGCATCAGAGTGTTAGCCCTCACCTGAAAATGTTCATAAAAAAACTGAATAAGCAGTTCTGCACATCAGAAGCCGTCAGCCACGGCGAAGATATGGGAATGGGTCGCCGGAATGTGATGTACACATTGTCAAAGTTACAAAGACTAGGCTTCATCACACAGGTCCAGCATGGCAAATATGAAAAGATCTGTGACCTTGACGGGTCTTAACTTTTGCCAGCAACCAACCCCCAAACAGAGCAAATAATATAAAAACAATGAGGACGCAAATGTAATAATGTGTAGGTTACTAGAAAAGATGTACCTTTGCAATGGCCTTAGAATCAACGGCTGTTGCCATTCTGCGGAACAATAGCTGATGGCGTTTATGCCTCGCATGTTGCTTTGTAGAGCTGTTAGATTCAAATAGGCCATTAAATTTTCTATTTAAACCAACATTTATTACCAGATGAAAAAAGTATTTCTTTTTTTTATTCGACTGTAGTCGGTGCGCCCTGTGTAATCATACGCAGATGGATGAGAATGTAGCAGTTTACAAGTTCCTGTACGAAGCCTATGAGCAATACCGGAAAAATGTCTTGAACGGCAAGATGACATACGAGCGCTTCGTGAGTCTCTTTCTGGATGACAATGACATCAGATTACCGGAAGAGACTGAGAGAGAAAAGAGGCACAGAATGAACCATGCGAGAGAGCTATTGAAAAATCGCCCTAGAGTCGCCATCTATTTCTTCAGTCTTAAAGATCTTGTGATGGAGGACATGAAGGAGGTTGTTGATGTTATCAACAACACAAAGAAGGGCACTCATTTCTCTGAGATCAGAAGAAATGGGAAAGCCGCTAAGACGGAGTGTCAGATAGCAATGGATCATGCACAACTGGAGAAGGTGTCGGCGTTCGCCAATAAGCACAAAATCTTCAAGGAGAAGATCACACCCGAAAATCTGACAGGATTCTTCTCTGAGAAGGCGGTGCCATTGCATGCCAACAAGAACACGTATGCTGTCATTTTCCTGGACGCATTGGTAAATGCTGGACTGATTATAGGACTTGTACCCCGTGAGATAGAACGAAAGGGAAACCTCATAAGTTCAACGGGTAAGGGTCCCATGGATTCTCATGCCTTCAGTTCGGCTCTGAATAAGAGTCAGGGCAAACCAATCCTTGATGAATGGAGAAAGGAAATGATAAAAATAGCGAAGAAAAGTAAGCCTGATGACTGAACTTTACAACCTAAAGGTTGAGTAGTATACTCAAGCCCTTAGGCATAAGGAGAACAGTCGGCACCCTGCAGGTATTCTTTCGAGGATCTGTGTAATTTTAAACGTAAATGTATGACTTATGATACCACCTTCCCCGAACGTATCTCAGCCGCTGACGCAAACGTTAGACAAAGCTGTAGAAGAAACCGTTATCCATGCTAATGCATGCTTTAACACTCCGCAAGAAATCTTGTGGGTGAACGATGCTGCTATAGCCACCCTTGGCAATTTCAGTGCTTCCACCGGTAAGGCCAAAAGTCGCAAGACCTTTAATGTCTCTGCCATTGTAGCTGCTGCACTCCGTAATAAAACGGTGCTCAGCTACCGGGCGAGACTGCCGGAGGAGAAGCGCCGTATTTTATATATTGACACGGAGCAAAGCCAGTTCCATTGTCAAAGGGTTCTCAAACGCATCCTTGCCTTGGCAGGACATTTGGACAACCAGGACCATCCTAATCTTATCTTTCTGGGAATGCGTAACGCAGCCCCCAAGGAGCGCCTTCAACTTGTAGAGCATGCCATCAGCAAGTACAGCGCCCATCTGGGAATGGTTGTCATAGACGGAGTTCGTGATCTGATGCTGGATATTAATGACTCGACTGAGTCCGTAACGGTTGTCAATGCCCTCATGTGTTGGTCGGCTACGTATAATATCCATATTCATGTTGTCTTGCACCTGAATAAAAGTGACGATCATGTTAGAGGCCATATCGGAACAGAGCTTAACAACAAGGCCGAGTCTGTCCTTGTTGTCAAAAAGGCCTATGCTGACTCTGGTATAAGTGAAGTGTCACCGCTTTACCTGCGTGACAAAGATTTCAAGCCATTCGCATTCAAGGTCGATGACGAAGGCTTACCTGTTGACGCCTACGACTACAGAGGCGTTGACGATGACCGGCAGCGTCCAAAGTGTATATCAGACTTAAGTTATGAAGAGAATGAGAAGGCTTTGGACCAAGCTTTCAAGCACGCTACCATTAAGGGCTACTCAGCCACTGTCACTGCTCTCATCGAGGCTTATTCCTCAGTGGGAATCACCCGTAAATCGACTACTATGGGCAAATACTTGAAAGACCTGATGCGCAGAGATATTGTAGTGGCGCCAGATAAAGGAATTTATTGTCTGAAGAAAGACTTCCCAACATTACCATTAAAATAGATGCATACAATGAATATAGAACAAGCCAAGCAACTGTCCTTGACCAATATTCTCTCCTCTGTCGGATGTAAGCCTTCACGCCAGAGGGGCAAGCGGTTATTCTATCTGTCCCCTTTCCGTAATGAGAAGATTCCATCATTTCTTGTCAATACTGATACCAATACCTGGTACGACTTTGGCATGTCTGCCGGTGGCGATATCATTGACTTTGTTCGACACTATGCACATATCGAGAATGTGAGCAATGCTTTGCATTGGCTCTCCTACCATTCCTCAGGTGTCCCTTCGGTAAAACTGCCAGCTCCAGAGTCCAAGCCCAAGGTTGAGCTGGAAAAGCAGCAAGTCTATACCATACAGACTTTGGCCTATCGACCGCTGCTCGACTATCTGGCCCGTCGTGGCATCACGAGTGACGTAGCCATCAAGTATTGCAAGGAGATTTGGTACCCTTACAATGGCAAAACCTATTTTGGCGTGGCCTTTCCTACGCGCTCAGAAAGTTACGAGGTACGCAACTGTTATCATAAGCGATGCGTTGGCCACAAGGACATTTCCTTCATCAGCATCAGCCAAGACCGTAGCACATCTGACTGTTGTGTGTTTGAGGGATTTATCGATTTCCTCTCATACGTTATGTTCTATCGGCAAAAACATCCCATAGCACAGCACTTCCTTTGTGACTGCATCATTCTCAATTCCGTTGCCTGCCTCAAAAAAGTTCTTCCGGAGTTGGAGCGGTACGCAACGATTCACTGTTATCTCGACAATGATGAAAGCGGACGTTTGGCAATGGAGCATATACGCACCTTATATCCACAAGCTTTCTCTGACGAGTCCTCACGGTTTGCCCCGATTAATGATCTGAACGACTATTTGATTCATGTTCTTGGTCTCGTCAAGGAATAATAGGTTTCATCTTATATAAATTCGTATTAAGAATGAAGAATATAAACATAAACCCAAAAGTAATAAGCATGATGACGCATTCTTACTCTAGCCCTGTTGAAGTCGCACCCGATGAGTTGATGAACTCCCACGAGCTGTGCGCCTTCCTGAAGATTACGCCCCAGCAGATGTATGTCTGCCGCCGCAAGTATGACCTTCCCTGCTTCAAGCCAACCGGCAAACTGCTCTATTTTAGACGCAGTGAGGTGATGCAATGGTTGGAACATCGCAAGGCTAAAACGGGATTTGCAATCTAGTAGATTGCTACCGTTCCTAAGCTCAATAGGCCCTCTCGCACGTCAGCGAGGGGGTTTTTGCGTAATGGTTTTCTCTCGGGTATCGTAAAACCATTGTTTGTTATGAGTATCGCCCGAAGTATCATTCGTTTTTCTTCAGCCAACTAAGGTTAAGATTCAGCCTCAATTATGGTCATAATTTGGCGTCAGCCCCATTTTCTTATTCCTTTGCACATGCAAGCCGGTCGTTCCCATGACGGACTTGATTCGGCAAGCGCATGATATGTCAAACAAAAAACGAATAAGATATGAGTCTATTTGCATGGTTCGCCATCATCTACACAGTGGCCAACATCATCTACTTTACAGTCATGATAATGAATGACGCTTACGGCAAGAAGCCAGAAGAAGAAAACAAAGCAGAGGAGATTGATGTCCCCGCCACCCAAGATGATCAGGCTGTTGCCAAGGAAGAACCCGTGACCGTGAATGAGAACGAAGATGGCTTTAGCGTAGGTGGGTCGCAGTATGAGGCGGCTCTTACACCGGATGAAGAATCTCCCGATTCGGAACCTGCATCTGATTCCGGGGTGTCAGAATCCTCAAAGCCTACTGCAGCTGCCCTTCTCCGCAATCACACTGAGGCGTTGAGCGAACAAATTGAGCCTCAGTTTGATGATGAGTACGGTGCCGAAGATTTCCGCATCGCCCTGCAGAATGAGGGTAAACAGAAAGAAGGTCGTCCTATGGTTGTTGTCAAATCTGTTATCGATGCATTGTAAGACTATCCTTACCTATGGACGCCTTTCTGTCCTACTCATGCTACTAACCTTCCCTCTCAGTAGCCTTGCCAAATGTGGCAGCGTCGATTACAGCCAGGGGGCGGAAGCGTTGGCGAGGATGCACGACTATGTGGTAACAATGATGCTCTATGTCCTGTACGTCTTGTATGCCGGTGCCGGTATTACTGCCATCATCTCAGCACTGCAGATCTACATCAAGATGAACATGGGCGAAGACGGTGTGATGAAAGCGATCCTCACCCTCATCGGAGCGATATTATTCATCATTGGCGCATCCATCGTCATGCCGGCCTTCTTCGGCTATCAAATCCTGTAACTGCGAACTGCAAATGACTCATTTTTATGTTTTCAATAACCCTAGTTCTAATCTTTAAAAACACAACAACGTATGATTGAAAAAATTACCAACAAGGTAAGTAACGTGGCTAAGCGCTGCACTTCCTTCATCAAGCGCTGCGGCATGGCCATCGCTATGTTCTTCGGCGCTACCTTCGGCGCATTCGCCCAGAATGCAGCCGGTGACTACACTGCTGGTACTACGGCCCTGAGCACCGTTGCAGAGGAGGTAGCGAAGTACATCCCGATTGTCGTTCAGCTGTGCTATGCCATTGCCGGTGTGGTAGCTATTCTCGGTGCCATCAGCGTTTACATCGCGATGAACAACGAGGAGCAGGATGTCAAGAACATCTTAGTCCTTCAAAATCGTCAGGAAACGAGAAGAAAGGAAATGAAACTTAATTCACTATTACACAATACGTTATGCAGATATTTTAATTTTCCGATTTTTGAAAATGTGGTTCTTAAAAACATTTAATAGAATGATTTTTGTTTCTGATTTGTTTCTCATGTCTCAATTGATTTTCCTATCTTTGTATCACTTTTCAGGGGCAAAATAGCGAAGTTGAAAGGATATGTCAGCAAGAGAAAAGCCAGTCATTCCAAGAATCAATAAACGACTGTTCACCCCGACCAGAAGGAGCAAGTTACCAAATAAAATAACAACAATATGGCAAGACCAAAGAAACAAGTTAAACTGAAGGAGCCGATAAAGATTCGGCTGAAATCTCTTGCAGATGGCAACAAGAGTATTTATCTCGACATCTACTGGAAGGGAACGAGAAAGTATGAATACCTCAAACTCTATCTCGTCCCAGAGGTCAATCCCATCTGCAAGGAGCAGAACAAGGAAACGATGGCAGTTGCAGAACGCATCAAGGCAGAGCGCATCAAGGCACTTCATGGTCATGGTGTTCAGGACTGGGAAGCAGTCAAGCAGGGGTCTATGCTCCTGACTGGCTGGATAAAGCGGTATTGTGAAGGTGGTGTCAACATCAAGAAGTCAACCCTTCATTGCCGTGTTGAAATGCTTCACACCGTGGAGAAATACCTTGAAGAGACCAAGCAGACCTTCATTTCCCTTGAAGAGGTCAATGCTGACTTCTGCCGTGGCTATGTGAAGTTCCTTCGCAACTTCCCCAATTCACACATCATCCATGGCAAGCCCAGACCCATCAGCCAGAACACGGCAAGCCGTTATCTTGGAATGTTCTCGACTACTCTCAACAATGCAGTCCGTCAGGGCATCATCAGGAACAACCCCATGAAGGAACTTGAAGCACGTGAGCGCATTCAGCCAAAGGATGGCATGAAGGAATATCTCACCATCGAGGAACTGAGAAAGCTCATGGCAACTGACAGCTACCGCCCAGAGGTCAAGCAAGCCTTCATCTTTGCCTGTTTCACAGGATTAAGACTCAGCGACATGTACCGACTTGCGCCAATGCACATCTTCAAGAGTCCAGACGGCAAGGGCGAGTATATCGACATGGAAATGCAGAAGACAGAGAAACCTGTCATCGTTCCCCTCTCAGAAGAGGCGAAACGCTGGTTGCCCAAACCAAAGGGAAAAGAAATACCCTTCTTTGACATACCAACGACTCAGACCGTTATAGGCAGGGCACTCCGCAAATGGGCAGAGGCAGCAGGAGTTGAGAAGCACATCAGTTTCCACTGTTCACGTCACACCTTCGGCACAATGATGCTGACACTTGGCGCAGACCTGTTCACGACAAGCAAACTGATGGGACACACCAATATCCAGACCACCGAAATCTACGCTAAAATCGTGGATAAGAAGAAGGAGGAAGCCATCAACCTCATTGACGGAATGTTTAAGTAAATCATTGATATACAAATAATCCATTCAGAGATATGACCATCACACTCAGACAAAAAGACCTCGAAAACGACAACAAGAGCCTGTATCTTGACATCTATGAGAATGGCAAGCGCAAGTTTGAGTTCCTTTCCCTCTATTTACTCCCTGAAATAAATGACGAGATAAAGGCAAGGAACCAGGAGACCTTGAAACGTGCGCAGGAGATTCGTGCCGAGCGCATCCTTCATCCCGAGACCATTCCAGAGAAAGGTCACTTGATGGTAGTTCAGGAGATTCCCGATGATGACTCTCCCGAAGTTCTGGACTGGATTCAGACCTATATCGACTGGGCTAACGACAACACCGAATTTACCGAGTCTGTTGTGAGACAGACCAGCTATCTTCAAGAACGTATGAAAGAGTTCCTGAAGGCTAAGCGCAGACTACATATCACTCTTAGGAAGTTTGATAAGGAATGGTTCAAGTCATTCTTTTCTTGGCTGAAGAATGACTATGTTCCTCAGAAGTATGTCCGCATGGAAGCCAGACCATTGAACGAGAACAGTCTGCACAATCTCCAGCAACGCATCGTTGCCGTATTCAACAAAGCGGTCAAGACTGGCAAACTGAATGCAAACCCATTCTACCAGTTGGAGAAGGAGGACTACTTTGCCAAGCCAAAGGAAACTCACAAACAGTTCCTCACCCCTGAAGAACTGAAAACCTTCATGGCATCAGAAGAGACAAACGGAGTCAGGGAAACCCAACTGGCTTTTGGCTTTGCCTGTCTCACTGGGCTTCGCATCAGCGACATCAGGGCTTTACGATGGTCGAACATCATGAAGAACGAACAGACAAACACCCTCGTCATCATCCAGAAGAAGACCAAGGCACTCAATGCCGTGCCAATATGCTCAACCGCAGCTGCATGGATGCCAGAGCAAAGGGATGACAAGGTGTTTCACCTTCCTGCCCATGCCAATGTGGATGCAGCCCTCAAAAGAATAGCCAAGAAGGTAGGTATCGAGAAGAAAATCTCCTTCCATACCTCCAGACATACCTTCGGCACGTTGATTCAGGCGGCTACTGGTGACATCGAAACCACCAAGAAACTGATGGGTCACAAGTCACTCAAATCCACCGCCATCTATGCTGATGTCCTGACGGAAGAGAAAGTCAAGGCGATTGACAATACCAAGACCGCTTTCAGGACTCGCAAGCCACATGCCGAGAATACCAAGATTCCAAGGACGAAGCGAACGGCAGCGACTAACACGCACCCTCGCAAAGTCATAGACATACAGGATAACGACTAAGCGAGTCAAGCAAGAATAATCACTTTTCAAACCCCATTTTCAGACAGGAGAAACACCTGCCTTAGGGGATTGCAGGCTCAAACCAAATAGCAAACATATTATTAACATACTAAATATCAATGAAATGAATAAGACTATCGACAATGAAACCCTTCTTTTGAAGGTTGAGTCACATGACCATCGTATCGAGGTTCTGGAGAACCTTCTGAATGTTGCCAAAGAGGTGCTGACACTGGAGGAAGCAGCCCTCTTCATGGGTATCTCAAAGAGCAGTCTCTACAAGATGACCCACAAGCACGAACTTCCCTTCTATCGTCCTAACGGCAAGCTTATCTACTTTGAGAAGTCGGAACTCCTGAAGTGGATGCGCCAGAGCCGTACCATGTCCGAGACTGAGACCAAGGAGGCAGCAGCCCAGCACATGACCGAACTTGCAAACAGCTAAATCCAAGAGCGTATGAACGGAGAAATGACCCAACAAGAGTACAATGACAAGGTGGCTCAGGTAGCCAGTCTTGCCGTTGCCTACGTCAAGACAGACCGAGGCTATTACCAGATGCGTGATTCGTTCAATGAACTGTGTGAGAAGTCTGGAGCCAACAAGGGCATCAACGATGAAGCCACTATCGGCAGACGTATTCTGCTTGTTCAGAAGATATGTATTGAGACCATCCCTTCACTCTCCAAGGAAGCCAACAAGTGGCTGGAAGACCAGTTGAAGGACATTGCGAATGACTATACCCCTGCAAGGTCACGGGGCTTCAGGAGATAACTCTTCCTTTCCCTTTCATCCAATCAAAGACTTTTGTATGAGAGTAACAGCCTATATACGTCAGAAAGATGCCGCGAAGAACGACCTTACAAGCCGTGCTACGGTTTATTTCCGTGTCCGTGACAAAGGGCTTGATATCAAGTGCGCAAGCGAACTTCAAATCAATCCCAATCACTGGAGCCAGGAACGGCAGGGCTACAAGAGCCGTGTCGCTCTGGTTGATGACGATGCCAGAAACCTCTTTGATACAAGTGTCAAGGAGCTTACAGGCATCATAACAAGGGAATACTATATCGGAGCAAACTCCGACTGGCTCAAACGACTTATCTTTGCCTATCATCATCCCAGTGCCTATCAGATGGGCAGTGGCATGGTGGTAAGCAAATCTTTTGTCGTATGGGCAGAGAGATACCTTCAAAGCAAGCACTTTGACCGCCATCAGGAGTGCAACACCCGATGCCTGATTGCCAAGGTGACTCACTTTGAAACCTCTAAGGGAAACGGATTCACGATGAACATTGACAGCATGACTGCCGATGATCTTCGTGAATTTGAGAGTTTCCTTATCAATGAATGTGCCATTTCATTGAATACCATCTGCACCAACATGACCTTGCTACGTACTGTCTGCAACTGGGTTCGCAAGCAGGGAGTCACCACCAATGACCCCTTCTTTGGCTATGAAATGCCCAAGGCTCTCTATGGTACACCCTATTTCCTGACCATTCAGGAGCGTGACCAAGTTTTATCCTGCGACCTGTTGGATGATGCCGAACTTGCAGAGTATCGGGACATGTTCATGTTCCAGTGCATGGTAGGCTGCCGTCATGGTGATCTTGTGACTTTCACCCCCAAGAACATCATTGACGGTGTTCTGGAATATATCCCCATCAAGACCAAGGGCAAGTCAGGGGCTGTTGTAAGGGTTCCTCTTATCCCTAAGGCAATGGCTATTGTCAATGGCCATGACCATGGTGAGGACGAACCTCTTTTCCCCAGACGTTTTAACTTCAAGTTCAACGTGGCAATACGTAAGCTCTTGAAGCGTGCCGGGGTAAATCGTGTTGTCACCGTGATTAACCCACGGACACGGCAGGAAGAGAAGAAACCAATCTGCGATGTGGCTACTTCTCACTTAGCCAGAAGAACTTTTATCGGTAATCTTTACCGTCAGGTCAAAGACCCGAATATAGTGGCTTCTATGTCTGGTCATGCCAACGGAAGCGTTGCTTTCCAACGTTACCGAGCCATTGACGATGACATGAAGAAATCCCTTGTTGAACTCATTCAATGATATTCTTCTTTTGACTGGCAAAATCATTCATTATATTCATGGTTATAATTTTCAAATTTCATAAGTTATGGTAGAACAAAATATTCATTATTGCTTCACGCTGTCAGAGGAACAGATGAAGTATCTCCGCAGCAAGAAGTACAAGATTGACCGCATGGAATGCTTCATGTCTCTTGTGGTTCTTGCTGGACGTGAAACAAAACTGGTACCGATAAGCAAGACCCAACAAGTTGAAATCTTGCCTGGGCAAGTGATGGTTGACAACACCCAGCTTGCCAAGCTCTGGAATAAAGACCGCAAGACGGTTCCGAAGCTTTTAGAGGCTATGGAGTCTCTGGGTATTTCCTCTTCACAGAAGATAGGAGAAAATCGCATCCACACCCTTCATTCCCTTTCGGGCTGGTATGTGGACGGTAAGTTCCGAGGCAATTTCTACTCCTTGAAACCCAATGCAGACAAGACTGTAATCGTCCATGCGGACGTTCCACCTGCAAGAGTTATCACTGTTGAGGTGTCCGATGACAAAAGCAAAGGAGAGGAAAGTTCTGGTTCAGAGAGCGACAATTCCCATCATGGGAACATGGGTATGAATCCTTCTGCCGTTGGCAATGTGTCACACCCATCACCACAATCTAATGATAGTGGCAATGTGGGTAAATCTGGGACGGATGCTGCATCTTCCGAATCTGCCCACTACAACAATTCCCGTCAGTCTGCTGGCACCCCTTCTTCGTCTGAAGAAGCGGATGGCAATCAGAATGAAGGGAAAAGAAACGAGGGAGCATCACCGCAGTACTCAGGAGGTCAAGGTGGACTGTCTGGAGGCTACCAGAGACAGCCATATAACGGTTACCAGAAGCCTAACGGCAATGACCGCCCAGACGGCAACAAGTAGCCATGTGGACGAAGGTTTGCGACCTGCACCGCCATCCATACCAAGGGACGTTTGCCGATACTGGCTGCAAGGGAAACCGAAACGGACTTCTAAGCCCAGAAGGGAACTTCGGAGTTAAAAGACCCGATATTTTAGAGGGACTTTTCGAGAAATCCTTTTGTAGTACAAAACAGGTGCCCCAGTTTTTGCACTCCTAAAAGTTTCTCTGGCTACTCGCAGGCTCGCAGACCTTGTCCTTCTTCTTAAATGCAATAATTTCATTCCCTTTCATCAACAGTCATTGACATGAAGAAAAAAAAGATAACCAAGAGACCGCCATCCAGAGTACACTCCTTCCGATGTACGGATGAAACCTGGGCGCAGCTCAAAGCACTTGCCAAGAAATGTGGCATAAGCCTGAACCGCTATCTGACCGAAACAGGCTTGAAGCATCACCCACGTCAGCGGCTCACCAAAGAAGAGGTCGATGCCCTGAACTCCCTTGTCGAGGCAAGGGCAGACCTGATAAGCATCCGCAACGTTCTTTCCAAGAAAACAGCTGAGGAAAAGTTGAAACTTTTCAAGACGGAGAAGTTCATGGCATGGTGGATAATGAAAAGTGCGGAACTCATCCAACATTGGTATAGCATCGAAGAGAATATTTCATCACCTGTACTGACCAAAGATAAGAACTCACTATGATAATGCTTGCAAGCGTTGTGCCCTATGGCGGCAATGCCGTAAGGTACGCATTGGAGAAAGAGAAGGCAAAGTTGGTCAAGGTTAACCACATGCCTGAAGGTATCGACCCGACTGCCATCTGGTATATGATGAAGCATCATTGCCAGCTGCATCAGCAGGACAGGACAGTCGGACGAGCACTGGAACGCTTCATGGTTCAGTTTGTGATCTCCCCCTCCAAGGAAGAGGCGGCAAACTTCACCATGAAGGACTGGAGGAACCTTCACGAAGAAGCGTTGGAAACTCTGGATGCTGTCGGACTTATACCCAAGGGCATGAAGAAGGAGGTCAAGACCAATTTCCGTAATTCAATGAATGTGGCTGGCTTGCATTCCGACTCCAAGTCAGGAACGCTGCACCTTCATCTGGACTGTTGCCGTGTTGACCTCGATGGGAACACCAACGATGTTCACGATATTCACAAAAGGGCAATGATGGCTGCGGAAATCATCAACATGAAACATGGATGGAAACAGCCCAAGGAGATACGTGAAATGAGACATGAAGAGATTAAGGACTTTTGCGAATACACCCTTCGGAAAATGGATGCTTTTGACATAGGCAGATTTTTCAATCTGCTCCGCATGAATGGCTATGAGGTTACACCTCGCTATGACAAGGAGAAGAAACTTGTCGGCTATACCATCGGCAAGAATGCCTCAGTGTTCAAGGCTTCTGAAATCGGACGCAGATACATGGCATCACAGCTTGAAGCCACATGGAAGAAGCTCCATCCGAAGCCTACTCAGGTCAGAGTGAAGCCAGCTACTCCAACTGTTACACCAAGCAGCCGTCCGTCTCGCCCAGTTACTCCAAAGCCGACTTCTACCCAGACCAAAGTTCAGCCAAGTGTTCAGCCCAAGCCCACACCAGCCAAGACCGTTTTCAACATCGACACTGGCAGTGAGGTCAAGAAGGTCTGGATTCCTGATACGGTCAAGGACATCTTCTTCAATGAAGCTCAGGTTCCAGAAGGCAATGAGATTGCAACTATCGAGAACATTTCCCACGTAGCCATGCTGCTCTTCGTGGGCTACATCGATGCCGCTACGTCCGTGTCCGAATCTTGCGGAGGTGGTGGAGGTTCCGCTCCTGAATCAGGATGGAGAAAGAAGGATGACGAGGACGAACGCATGTTTGCCCATCGATGCCTCCAGATGGCTCACTCCATGTGCAAGCCAAAGTCAGTTAAACGTGGTTTCCATCGTTAAATCAATTCAATATGTCAAATATCAGAAAAAGTAAGAACCATGAGGATATGCCCGACTTCGATAAAATGTGGGGTGAAGTTCAAGAGGAAATTCAGGAGAAGGATGCCGAGGATGCCGTGGTCAATCGTGCGCCAGAACTCAGGACGCTGAGCGAGAACATTGACAAAGCCACAAATACTTGGATCAATGCCACTCTTCAACTGGAGTCTGCCATCCAGCAGTATCAGCGATGCGAAAGGAAACTGGACTCTACCGTCACAGACATCCGTGGCAAGGTTGACACTATCAATGAGCATATTGACAATGTTCTGAAAGATGCCCCGACCAAACTTCAGGTCTCAGTCAATGTCGCTGATGCTGACTGGAAGAAGATACAAGAATTGTTTGACCAGGAACACAAATGGATGCTTGCAAAAATGCAAGAACATATCCGTGAGGTCAATGGCATGTTTATCGAAGAACGCAGAAGGGTTCAGAAACGATACAAGGAATACGATGGCTGTTACCTTGGACATTATGCCCAGTGGTTCTTCTGGTTCTTCTTCGTCTTGGGCTTCTTCCTGTTCACCTCTGTCATAGTCATGATGGTAGGCAAAGGGCTTCACTGGTTTTAATCATCTTATGTTCCCAAAATGGTTTGTGGGTCTCATTTTGGGAACAATTAACCCACTGACAATCGGCATTGGTGCTGAAAATCAGTGGGTTTATTCGTTTAGTTGTCAATCTTGATAGGATTATTTTCAATCATCAGGGAAAACCCTTGAAAAATTTCGTATATGTTGTTTTGATATAATTCCCCATTTATCAGAACCATCTTCCTGAATAATAACAAATGTTCCAAGTCGTTTTTCATCTTTAGGAGCTAACAATTTGAATTCTCTATTTTTTGCGTCTTTTATTGTTTCATTCAAAGTGGAATCACCGCTAATTATATACTCATTCATTTTCTTGTATAAGACTTTCGTATTTTCAAGATTACCCAAGTAGAATACAAGACATAAATCAGAGTCATCTTCATAATTTGAAAGATGATAATACTCTTTTGTCTTTGTATCTTGACAAAGATACATGAGAGGTGTATACCAGTTGTCTTTATAATTCTTTATTTCATAGGTCACTTCTGTGCAATATACAGCATCATCTACTGACTGTGCGAACGTAATGGCATTTAAAATGCACACAAACAATAAGCAAAATAATCTTTTCATAATTACAAGTTTTAATAATTTTGATCAAACCATATTTATTTGTAGGCTTGACAATTACTCTATTTGTCCATCTATTACAGGAACAGTCTTAGGCATGCCGCCATTAGTTGTATAGCTATATGTTCCTACTCTCTGAGGATTCTTGACTGTTACAATCTGGTCACTATAGTAATTCTCGCCAAGAATGAGAACTGTGTTACCATAGTACATTACATCGCCACCAATCTTGTCAGAAGCCTCAGTTGCCAGTGCTGCATTACCAAGGACTTGAAGCACCTTGAAAGATGTTTCCCTTAATTCCGCAACACTTTGATTTAAATTAATTTATAAGTTCCTGAGCAACAAAAAGTTGCCCAGGATTTTGCCGTGTCAGATTTTTCACTTATCTTAGTGTTGCAATTAGAAAACAAGCGAAAATCGTAACAAGGCATGGCAAAGGTACAAATAAAATCTGAGAAACTCACACCTTTTGGAGGAATTTTTTCAATCATGGAGAAATTTGACTCCATGCTTTCACCCGTT